CTGCATGCCAGGAGCTTCAACCTTTCGGACATGGGCACGATGAAAACCTTGGCCGCTCTATGGGCCGCTGATTTCATCATGCAGCAATATCCACAAGGCGAGTGCCGCTGCTTGATCAATGCACCATTGAACACGCTGCAACGAGTTTGGGCCGATGCGTTGTTCAGCAATTTCATCGGTCGTCGTTCGTTCAAGATCATTCATCATGGGGATGCGGAGAGACGACGTGAGCAACTGGCGGAGCCTGCTGATTTCTACATTATTAATCCCGATGGTCTTAAAGTCGGTGCCAAGCTCCGACGTCGTTTTGATCTTCAGGGACTCTCATCCGACTTGTATAAGCGGACTGATATTAAGATCGCAATCATCGACGAAGCATCAGTTTATCGGGATCGACGAACTGGACGCCATCGCGTCGCAAGCGTTCTGTATCACCCCACGCGAATGCCGTATCTTTGGTTGCTCACCGGTACCCCCACCCCTAATGCACCCACTGATGCTTATGGACTGGCGCGCCTTGTGAATGATGCCTATGGCGAATCGTACACCTCGTTCCATCGTCGTACCATGGTGCAGCTGTCGCAATTCAAATGGGTGCCAGCACGCGGCTCCTATGAAGCAGCGGCCAAGCTGCTGCAACCGGCGATCCGCTTTGCCATTGAGGAAATTTGGGACGGCCCGCCCTGCACGGTGCAGCAGCGTCATATCGATTTGACTAGGGAACAACATGACTTGCTGAATGATCTAAAGAACAGGCTGCATGTTCAGATTAATGGTCAAGGCATTACCCCGGCTAACGAGGCGGCGGTGCGGACCAAAGCTCTGCAGATCGTTCAGGGCGCTATTTACGATCATAGTCATGGCGCACATGCCGTCGATTCGAGCCCCCGGTTGCTCGCTTTAAAAGAATTAATAGAGCAAGCGACTAAGAAGGTTCTAGTTTTTGTCAGCTTGACAAGTATTGTCAATATCCTATATAAGGAATTGATTGCCTCAGGCTATGGAGTAATCAAGCTCAATGGCGAAGTCCCCATCAAGGAACGCGAACAGCTTATTGGCGCCTTCAGAGCGGATGAAGGCATTAGAGTCGCGGTTTGTGATCCGCAAGCAGTGGCTCACGGCATCAACGAGTTTGCCGCTGCCACAACAGTGGTCTGGTACGGACCTACGGATAAACCTGAGCTGTGGCTGCAAGGCAATCGCCGAGCACATCGCCCTGGGCAAAGCTTTCCCGTCACTATCGTGCAATTCTGCGCGACGAAGCTTGAGCGAGAGATTTTTAGAAGAATCGAAAAAGCAGAATCACTCCAAGGAGTGATGCTGCAATGGATCAAGGATAAGGCGCTATGAATAAACCAGAACAGCCGAACGATTTGCAGATCATCGCAAGTTATATCGCGCGGCGTGATCGCATTGCCGATCTAACCAAGGCGTTCGAGGCTGCGGTTGCACCGTACAAGCAACAGATGAAGACTTTGGAAAATGAAATGTTGCGGCGGCTGCTCGAACGCGGTGCAGAGCACTCAAATACAGAAAGCGGAACCGCGTATAAAGAAGAAACAATGCAGGTGAAATGTGAAGACAAGGAAGCTTTCCACCATTACGCTATCGATCACTATGATACATTCGGCAAAGACTTGCTAACTGCACATGTCGGCAAAGAAGCATTGAAATTAGTGATCGACAAATCTAAAAACGAGGCTCACCCTAATGGCGTGGTTCCGCCGGGACTCACGATTAACTTTGAAACAGTTGTCAGATTCAGGAAGGCCTAATCAGCATCACGAGAGCATGACAATGTGGCTTCAGACTTATCGGCAAGCCCGTACAGAACACGCTTTCTTGCTTCGCTGCGAGGGTCTGAAGTTTATTCAAATTGCCCCGCACATGGGCGTCAAGACCCCGCAAGAAGCTCGACGGCTGTATGAGTATTTTTCGCGTAGGTTATCCCGCGCAATGAGGCGAACAAGATTCACAATGAAGGACACTGGCAATGGTTGACGAAACTTTACCATCCCCAAATTATCTTATGGGCAATCGCCGCCAACTTGGCGTGCAATCAACCGAGGGCATGGGCGCCCCGCCGCAACCCTACATTTCGATCGAGGCGCAAAAATTCACGCTGTATGATGCCAGCGGCGCGGCTTTTGATCCGGGTAATTACGGTCCGATCTTCACCCATCTGAACCCGCAGACCAATCAGCAGGAAGCCACTCAGGGCTCACCGCAAGGTGTGTATCTCGATGCGGTGCTGTGTGACGTCAACGAGAAGATGTCCAAGGTCTATTATGCCAATGCCTATTCGCCCGGTCAGGCGACATTCACACCGCCGGATTGCTGGTCCGATAACGGCATAGCTCCATCGGTTGGCGCACGATCTCCGCAAAACGATAATTGCGCGACCTGCGAGTGGAATAAATGGGCATCAAAAATCAACGCACTGGGCAATAAAGTTAAGGCGTGTGACGACGTTAAAAAGCTCGCATGGATTGTGCCCATGCTGAACAGCGACATGGTGTTTCTATTGCGACTAAAAGGAAGCTCACATCGTGCTTGGGGGACTTACGTCGAAAAAGTCATGAAGCATCAGCTGGGTAACCGGCCGATGGACCCGACTGACATGATCACCCGAATCTACTTTGAGCCGGAAAAGATCGGCCTGCTGCAATTCCACGCCATAGGTCTGATCGATCAACGGGTTGCTGCACTGCAAGATCGAATCTGGCAAGCTCGTTCAACTGATAATCTGGTGGGCCGTAACGATCGACCGCGTGTGGCAACTGATCAGCCATCCATTAGTCAGCGCGCGGCAGTTCCATCGAACAGCGGTGCGTTGGGGCCGGCAATAACCTTTGCTCCGCCACCGGCACCCGCACCGCGCCCTGCAAACGTCGCCCCGTTCGCGCAAAACGCCACCCCGGCACCTGGACCGGTCAATGTCCAAGCTCCTCCCCAGGAGCCTCCCAGACGCAAGCGCGGGCGTCCACCTCTAGAAAACTCGGCGGGTGCAACAGGACAGTCCCAACCGCCGAGCGGCCCGGCAGTGCCCACCTCCCAAGGTTCGACTGCCGGGCCACCTAGTCCACCGGCATCCTTCGGCATTCAACAGCCAAGTGCGCCACCATCCGAGTTTGAGGATGCAATCGCCAACGCCATAAAGCCGCTGACATGAGTACACAGTCGCGTTTGAAAGCCTGCATGAAGAATGGCAGGATGACAGTCGCCGACTTGGCTTTATGGTTCGGTCGGTCCTATCCAACTGTTCGCAACTGGGTGCAATTCGGAACCGCCCCCCATGGCCCCCGAAACGAAAAATTTCTCGCTGAACTTGCGCTACTAGAAAAGCTAATCCGTAAGCGCGAAGGGGTGCCGGTACCCTTCGAGGTGAATCACTTTGACCGCCCTGCGTACATAGAAAAGTTGCGCCATGAGCAAAACTCTCGCCTTCCTCAGTTTAATACTGCCCGATGAAGGTCTGAGATGTTGTTTCATAGCCCAGCACAAAACCAATTACTTCTTTCAAACAAACGACGAGCTTTGTGCGTTCATGCTCAACATGGACGCGCAAGGCTACACTGTTTATCACGCTTGCTCGACTTACAAGACTGACGCTAATCGAAAGCAGATCAACGTTGCGCGAATTGCATCGCTATGGGGCGACGTCGATGCCGGTCCTGGCAAGGCGTACCCGGACACAATGGCAGCTGTTAACGCAGTTGTTGATGTTTGCAAACGTGAAAAATTACCAGTTCCGTTATTTGTGGGCTCTGGACGGGGTTTGCATATCTATTGGCCATTGGCAATTTCGTTATTACCGCAAGATTGGCTACCTTACGCTAAAGGACTTCGTGCTGTTCTGCATCGCGCGGGACTTCGCTTTGACCCGGCACGTTCATGTGACAGTGCGTCTATTCTGCGTTCCCCTGGTACACATCATCGCAAAGAAAAAACCCCGCTCCCGGTCACCATGGGACCTGAAGTCCCTTACTACGGCTTGGAGCTATTTGCGCATCTCTTAGGAGTAGCAGATGTCAAACCCGGACCTGAATTTAATTTTGAAGCGCCTACGTGGTTACGAGATCGTCACGCCCCAGATTTTGTTCGCAGTGGGTTGTCATCTGGGTTACCTCGATACGTCGATTCATACGCTGCACGAATTGCTGAAGAGTGTGCACAAGTCAGATCGCTCAGGGACAGCCATGGCAATCTTAGAGAACCATTGTGGTTCGCATGTCTTGGCGTGCTTGCATTTGCTAGTGACGGTGGACAATTTGCTCATGAGTGGTCGTCTGGCTTCGATGGCTATAGCGAAGAAGAAACTGACGAAAAGCTCGACCGCAAACGCGAACTCTCGGGCGCGACAACCTGCGAGTATTTCCATGGTGAAAACCCTGGGCCGTGCGAAGCCTGCCCGCACTGGCAAAAAATCACCTCGCCCATCGCACTCGGCATCCAACGTGATCAATCTGAAGAACCGAAAATACGAGAAGCTGCCACCGCTCTAACCCTGCCCAAGCTACCGCGCAGTTTCACATGGGGTCGAAGCAACGAGCTACTGTTTACTACTGAAAGCAATCACCAACCAATCGAGCATCTGATCTCGACCTATCCGATTTTCATCTGTGATGCGAACGAGGATGAAACCAGCCGCGATCACTCACTGACATTCAAGGCTTGGTTGCCAGCCAAGGATTGGTTCGTCGCCACGGTATCGCAGAAAACCTTGATGCAACCGGGTGGCATCAATGAGCTTGATCGTTTTGGCATCAATATTCATGATAGCGAGCGTTTCAAAAAATATATCCGTGATGCGCTCGACATGTACTATCAGGAAGGCAAACTTAAAATCCGTTATGAACAATACGGTTGGAAGGATAGCGAAACGGCATTCCTGTTTGGCCGTAAGCTGTATACCAAGCAAGGCGAGATCGACGTCGTTCAATCGAACGAATTACAGATTCGCAATCAGTGGCTAGGGGCGGGGGTCAATGCTGACAAAAATAACCCTGAAGCCTATGGGCTTGAACGATGGTCACAGGCAGCCAGTAAGCTTTTTGTCAAACGCTGTGAACCACAGGCAATTGCCGTATTGGCTTCATTTGCCTCGCCATTGATGCGATTTCTAGCTGTTGATGAAGGCGGTGCCATCCTCTCGCTTGTGACTCAGATCACAGCCAAAGGTAAGACCACGGCATTGACCGGAGCTTTCTCGGTCTGGGGCGACAAGAAAGGGCTTTCACTTACCGTCGATGATAACCGTGTCACCAAGTTTCTCACCATGGCAGCATTGGGCAATCTACCGGTTGTCCATGATGAGCTGCAGATGCGCGACCCTAATACATTGCGCGATTTCGTCATCACATTCACCAATGGCCGGGACAAGATGCGCGCCACCCGCCATGGTGAAATTCGTCACACCAAGAATGATTGGCAAACACTTCTTATTTCCGCCTCTAATGTCTCATTGGTTGAGATTCTTGAAGGCGTTAGCGCGGTTGATGCTCCGGCATTCCGCATACTGGAAATG